CCATCGGGGTAATGTTTTGCAAAAAGGTACCTCTCTGTCTCTCTATATATATCTATATATCATTCTTTACCAATGATCACAGCAAAAACAATAACCGTTGCTGCAGTAATTGTGCCTAAAAGATAAAACAAGTTTTGCGAAACCAATTGTTCGTTGTTGTCCAAGATTTCTTTTTCCCCCTTGTTCGGAATGGGTTTGTTTCTAAAATACAACAGTTGGTTTCCATTATAGTCATATCGCGAGTTGCTCGACAGTTTATTACGTAAATCCTTGTAATCTGGAATTTGATCTTTGGACAAATCAAGGTAATTTTGATTAATGTCTTTCATCGTCTTTCCAAGATTGTCGTGTCTCTTCAATGTGTTCTGTATAACGTCGCCCGTGTCATTCAGTGCATTGGTATCTTTGTCATCATACTGAGCGGATGTTTTGTCAACAAATGTTTCCGTAGTACAGCTTTCTGACGAAGGAACCAGTTTCCCATTACAGAAATAACTACCCGAGGATTTATATTTGCGTGTGTTGAGCAAAATATCCTTGGCTTCGTTATTGAGTTTGACAAATTCTGGATCACTGCAAAACCCTAATTCTTGGATTGTTTCGACGTTTTTACGATTCCAATAAAAATTCTTGTACGTATTGTAGTCGGCTGTTCCCGATACATCAATGTAAGTATTGGAAACGGATCCGGGCGATCCACTTATTCCCGTACAATTGCGCGCCGCATCCATCTGCTTGTTTCGTATATTTAGTGATCCCGATCCGGGATCCACATTTCTCAATGTCGCCGAGGGAATTTGATTGAAACTGGGGTTTTCATTGTTTTTCCCCAGTTTGCAGTATTCGATTTTATTTTTAGAATAGGTATGATAATACGCACAATCGTTGGCTTGATTGCATTGTGTTTTGCAATTATCAATCGAAGTGGGGATTTCGTTTTCGGCATTGTCTGGATAAAAATCGTGCATCTCAGTATACGATTTGGCATACCTCAATAACGATGGGTTGATCATTTGTATTTGGTAAATTTTGTCTCCATTCGGCAAAACATCGGGTTTGGCTTTGTTGATCTGAAATGTCTTTCCCATTCGCAGATCACACGAAATTCGATAGATGGAGAATACGTAGGGCAAGGATTCCATATTGTCTTGGACGGGTGTAAAAGCCATTCCATCCGGGAGTTCACCATAACTGGGTTTACCGTCTTCGTTGTCAAACCTTTTCATCTGCATCGGATATTTGGCTTGATTCAACAAGTTGTAAAATCGGAGAAGATCCTTGTAGTCTGTATTTCTGTATTTGCTAGCATTCATAATTGTATTTGTGTCATTCGACGGGTTGATAAATACTTGCATATCATAAAAGTAGCATTTGAACATACCTTCTGCGTGATAGGCTGGTGATGTACTGACAAATGCACAATATAATAAGGGAGGAATGTAATTACCTTTATTGATAATATAGCAACATTGATTCACATCCATAACTCGGTTCGACGACTTTTGCGTAATTTGCATAGCAAATGCATTATCCTCTGAAGTACTATTTGGCGAATATACGGTGAAATATTGAATACGTAAAGGGTAAAACGTATGATCTTCAATCGATAGTGTAAATGTAGTTGTATCCACATTCATATCAGAATTAAAATTAGTATATTCGCAAATGGCCTTGTCACCCAACCATAAGTAAAAATAAACTCCGCGGCCCGTTCTTATTTTGAAAGTATACTCTCCCTTGTAAGAGGTTTCGACGATATTGGAAGAAGCGTCGTTTGGTTTGTATTCCATATGGGACGATTTCCCCGACGGATTGAAATAGCCAAACCATTCGCAACCCACAGAGGGTGGATTCGATGTCCCGCGTTTAGCTACATTACTTGTAGCTATGACTTTGACAGAAGAAGCTGAAGCTTTTGCCGGATCTTGGACAGCTTTTGCAAAAGACGAAAGAGACAGCGTTTTACCTTTGCGCACAATATTTTCCTGTGAAACTTCCGAGAATTGTGATATCAACTCGAACGCCAATGATTTGAATGTGTTGTAATCTCCAAAATAATTGTAACTGCTGTCGAGAACGACTATTTTGTATTGAAGCCCCGCTTCCATCGGAATCGATTGCAGAATCAACGAGTTTGATTTTGCCAAATCGTTGTAGATTTTTCCCAATTTCATTTTCCAAGCATTGACGGTATCGTGTATTTCAAACGCTCGCCAGTTTTTGATATGAGTCGGTTGATTCATCTTCTGTGGTGATTTTGCAGAAGAACTGGTGGAAATTTTGTCGTCGGCATTGTGCAACATCCTGGCAGGTATCCTACCAAGACTTGTAGTTTGAATCGCCGTTGGCGACAATAGATAATTGTAAATGTCATAGTTTTGGTAGAATTTCACCTCGTTTTGTTCCGATTGTGTTTTGTAAGGATTGAATTTTTTATTTACAAAGTCATAAAGACGATTATATGTATACAAAATTTCATCCGACATTGAATATTTATTTTGATTCTATACATAATCAGAATAAAATAGTCGTTTCACTTCAACGTAGTTTATCGACGGAAGGAGGTTTAGCCAACAAATACAAAATAGATCAAGCAAGTTGCTAAAATAATCCACAAGATGTATCCTAGAATCATCGAATCCAATCGTCGTTTTGGCGATTCCTTGTTATTTTGTAAATTGTATTGTAATTGTGCCAACTGTCTGTCCAAATTTTTTCGCAACGCCACCATTTCGGCATATTGGCTCGTAACCAACGCCATTGTTTTTTGGTAGTTCTCCTGACTGTTATTTTCGGCAACCTTTTTCTGATTGACATAGCTGCTATTGAGCGTGTCAATCGAATTCATCAAATCATAATAGGAAACGGTGACATTTTCAAAATTATCATCATTGGTACACGCCGGATTCATATTTTGACTCGTTGAAGGATCTTGGCATTTCATATATCGGCTATATTGAATCTGATACTTGTTGAGTTTGTCGCTCACCGTATTTTGCAGTTCAAACACATTGTTTGGATCGAGGAGATCGATCGACGATTGGTTAGCTGGCGCATTTCCACTCGGAGAAGACGAATCCTGAAATCCTTCTCCACCCCCCTGCAATGGTATATAAAAACTATCTTGTTGTACAAATCCTTCAATAGGCATTGTTTTACTTGGAAAATTTTATTTGTTATAATAGATGTAGACAATTGCGCCGACGATTCCAATGCCTAAATTGAATGTTGTCATCATTTGATTTTGGTATTTGGTTTGTAAATCCATCAACTGTGCTTGGTACTGTAAATGTTTTTGTTGTATATCGTACATTTTTCCGACATTGTCTTGGTTGATACAAAGTTCGTTTTGGTAGCACACACGTACATCGTCGGTATTTGTTGGATTGAATGCATCTCCACATTTTATTTGAGCCGCCTTGTTTATATATGAACATCCCGCTGGAGACATATCATTTGCATTGGTCAAATAAAAAAAATCATTCTTATTGTATCCCACATTTATTTTAGGGTTTATTGGGTTCATTTGGTCCATTTCCACGGTTTGACTCTTATTTATACTATGATAGGAAATAAATAACAGTCTATACACAAACCCGGTAATAATCACTTGTCATCGCAGTGACACTACTGCGCACAATTTTACAGATTTGACCTGGACGAACACCTACCACGAGGGCTTGCGGATCAAACCTGGATATCTCGGGCAATTGCCATTTTTCTTTGATATTGTACATCTTCATAAAATCGGAAGTTTCTGCATCGGTCAAAACGGTCATTATAGGAACCAATACGTGATTGAGTATGTTTGACTGCAATCGCCGAATATTATGCACAATCACGAAAATGCCGTCGTGATCATACAAATATTTCAGTTTGGCTAAAATAGTATCATTGGGTTCATCGTCAATAATGACAACGAGAGTGTCTTTTTTAGTCAATATGTCTTCTACGCTGTACAAATCTTCTATAATGTCGTCCAATGCGGCCGGGCGAATCTGTTTCACTGTTTGTTTTGGACTAAAATAGTATTTGACATAGACCTTTGTACCATCCGTTTTGTGTTTAACCAGCATATCCAACTGTGAATTGTTGTACATCGCATCAATCTCATTGATACTAAAGCTGGAATAATCACTTACATTGTAATCGCGAAAATCGAGCTGTTCTAGCAAAACATTCCTTGATTTGTAAATACTGATGATGCGATTGCTGGTAGAGGACATTTCTAGTTTGTTGTCTGTGAATGATATATTAATAACCACAATTTTTAATTCAATTTTACACACATTGTCTATACCTTCAAAACTTAGATCTGACGATTTGAATCCAATAATCCATTTTTAATTTTTCATAGTTGAATTTTTTTGTTGAATAGAGTTCCATCGTATTTTTTAACAAGGTTTCATTGATGTCTTCCCACTCATTCACAAATAATACGGGCAAATCTTCATACACTATATCTAAACAACACCTTTTCATAATAACGATACATCCCAAACACAGTGCTTCAAATGTTCTTATACAATCGATTCCATTGCCGTATGGACTAACCACAAACGCATATTTGCCCATTTCTTCAAAACAATGAGTCCTTTTCAAAACCGTGGGCTCATAGTGTATAATTTCTGAAGGAATAATGTGTTGCAGTCTTCTTCTCCATCCTCCATATCGGTCATCTGTGTAATGATGCTGCCAATTTGCATATATTTTAGGAATTCTCTTTGTAAAATGTTGCGTGTTTTGTATCACATTCTCCAAAGCTGTATTTTGTGAACGAAAATCTTGAATGTTTTCACCAAAAAAGGGTCTTTTGGTAAGTGTCCAATAATCCAACCCATACGGAATACTCGTAAAACGATCATCATTCGGGATCGTTTTATTGATAGTAAACCAGTGTTTGAAAAATGGATTATTCGTGATCGTATTGATTAAATCAATTCTGACCTCTTGAGGAAATTCTGTGTCATCCATCGCGGATATTATAATGAATGGTTTTTTAACATTCGGCAATATGTTCAACAGTAAAGATAAATAACTCATTAGATGCAAACAATAAAAAATGAGATTTTCTTTAGCATTTAAATCATCAATATTTATCTGATTGCAATTGTGAAATTGCGTCAAATTCACTTCCGCTATTTCGGAAAATAAAATCGGTGAGTAAAACATTCGGTTGTTATATTATTTACTTACTAGTTTTTTTTTATTTTGTTTTTTATTTTGTTTTTTTGTTTGTTTTTTTCTGTTTTAAGATGTTTATATATTGGGACATTTATTTGCTGATAGATTCATCACGAAGACCAGTGTTATTGAATGATTCAAATGCAAAATGTAAATGGTTTCGTAAATGTGTTTTTACATTTTCTTCGGCTCGATTTTCAACGGCTGTATTCGATTCTGCTCCTTCTGTATTTGTCAGTTGTTTTTTAGAAAGGGTGTGGTTTAATCGACGACAGTCACAAACGGATTCGGATGTTTTGCGATTCGACATCTGTATAATGGAAATGTTGGAGGTAAATATTTCAGCGACATCTTCTGTTGCGGTTATATTCTCATTTTTACGTAAATAATTTGAAATTTCTGAATACGGGGATACCAGTTCTGGCAATGTCATATAGAGAAAGATGCAATAGACCGTAGAAACGTATAGGGTAATGATCAAGTAATCCATTGTGTAGTTCATATAGTTTTATATTGTGGAGTGTTATTTTGCAGTAATTTCCAAATTTTGTAAATCAACTTTTTGAATGAACGGTGGATCGGGATTATTCTGCTTTCTATATTCATCTTTGTTTGTAATTCACAATGTCCAAGTTTTCCGTTTCACAAAAATGCGTGATTTTGTAAAATCCCAGAATTCGTTCGACCACATTGGCGGGTATATTCTCAAACCCGGTGGGTTCAATGTTTTGCAAAAGACAATCCTGTAAGATTTGAGCAAACGTTTCCAAGTTTCTCTCAATGGTGTCAATATAGGAGTAAAATCTACGTCGTTTTCTTTCACCCACACAGTGGAGCCACCAATAATAATTGGAATGATTCGAAAATTTGCGCCGCAAAAACGTCGTCAAATCTTGGCAAAAGTAGTGTGCAATATAAACCGTTCCCGGATAACTTGTGGTTTCTCCTAAAAAAGGCGTTTCGTGGTCCAATTCGTTGCCATAATTGTCCAAGATATTGTGAAACACATCTTTGACAATAGCCCCCGGAACGATGGGAAACACGTGAGGACCATACAGGTCCGCATCGAGCGACAAACTATCTACACGCGTAATCGTTTTAATGGATCCAGTGTGAGTGGTCAATTCCGCGTCGGAATAAGTAAATGTATCGATCAACTGATTCGGCGTGGGGGGAGTCAAAAGGGATGTTTTGCTTCCAAAAAACAGCCAGTAGATTTTCAACACATCAAATGGTTCATATGCCCGCACCAATTCGTGAATCGAGGGATGTTTTGCTAGATACAAGAATTCGTCCAGATCCACATATAGCATATAGTCGATTTGATGCTGTTTCAAACAAGGAATCATTTGGTTTTGCCAAAATTCCGGACTCCAACACTTGTGAACCACAAAACATTGATCCAAGTTTTCATACAAGTCGTCGTCACCCTCATTTCGAAAAAGAGTGTAAAAAGATGGGGGAATACCGGCTTGGACAAACTGGCTTTCAATGGACGGTTCGGATGCGTCGTCATAGATGATGAAATAATCGACCCCCATTTTACGATAATAGTAAAACCATTCTAAAATGTGGGTTTCGTTCTTGGAAGAAGTCGCCACTGCTATTTTCATTGTACCTAGATAGATGGGTAGAATGAAACCAAAGGATTTATGTCGTTTTGCCAAGGTTTCTATTTTTTCACGATTAATAAATTTTTATTGGCAAAAATGTCATCCGTCGTTTCTGATTTCGCCGATGAATTCGTGTTTGTCGTGTTCGAAGACGACGACGCGGGTTGAATATTGGGTGAAGATGCAATCATCGAATTCGTATTCTCCAATGGTCCAGCCACCACCGCAGAAGAAGGCACCATTTCTTGCGGTGTAGTCGAAGTATTCGTAGACTCGTCATTCCCGTGATTGAAGAATTTGGGAGAGACATTGACATAGACGGGGGGAACCGAAGAGGGGTTTTGCATCAAG